AACCCCAGTTGTAACCAGCCCAGTCCATACCTTCATTATATAAAGCAAAATTTGGTAAACCATTAATTAAATTAGTGTTACCTTGCTTCCATTTACTTTCTGTTTGTGAAGTTCCTTCTAAGTTATCTTCAAAATTATCTTGAGTTAATCTACCAAAATTATCTTGTACAGGATTTTCATAGGGAGATGTGGTTAAATTGTTTGCGGGATAAATTATTCTTTTTACACCTAAAGCATCTATTCTAGAAACTCTTACATAATTAACATAATCTTGTGGTAACACATTGCTAAGAGTATGAGGCACTGTTAGCTCTTGTGACTTAATAGATTTTAATGTGTCATAACTAAACTCCTGTAAACCTCTTTTAGCGTGAAATATTATATCACTTCTATTTGCTCTAGCTATTAATTTATCTTGACCAACGTAACCAACAATAAAATTGTTTACTACATCTTGCAATGTTGTGTAGGCATAACTACCGTAATTTTCTTCTGTAGCAGTTCCATAAGCATTTCTACTACCAAAACTTCCACCATCAATAGTTTTTAATTGACAAACTAAAACGTTGTTTTGAGGAAGTGGTGCTGCTAATATAACTATAGTATTGTTGTTTGGTTGCGCGTTTACACTATAGTTTAAAATATATTCCGTATAAGTTATTCCATCTGTACTACTATATAGTTTAAAATTATTTAAAGCATATTCTGGTATAGCAGGATCAAACGAACCAAATTCTAACAGCGTGTCAAATGTAAACGTAAACTCAGTTTGACCAGCAGGCGCTGTTACTACAAATCCCTGCGCTCCCGCGTAATATTGTGCATTAGTTTCGGTGATTAATCCACCATTTGGCATTGGCATATCTTATTGTTTTTCGTTATTATCTTGATTAGCTACGGCTTGCGATGCTGTTTGTATAATGTTTGGATCTTGTATTATAACTCCAGCGTAAGCTAATATTCTCATTATTAATTCGTCTTGCTCTGTCACATCTAGATCAAATTGTATTGAAGAAGTTTCTGCATACAAATAAGCTCCTGTTGTTGCGTCTAATGTAAAACCCCAAACAACGTCTCTAGGTTTAACTAAATATGAAATACTTATATCAGTACGTATAGAACGTGGATATATTTTTACAACATAATTCTCATAAGTATATAATGGAAATTTATCTGTAGGTTGAGTTAAAGGAGAAAGAATTAATTGTTTTAACTCATTAGGTTGAACATATTGACCAAGATCGTAATCTCTGTAAAATACAGATCCCAACCTGTACAACGTGTCAGCGGTACCAAATACAGTCGGTGCATCAGGAATTCCAAAATCTAATAGTGGAAACCCACTAACTACTCCATCATAAGGAATAGGTGTTGTTCTTTGGAAGAATTGTAGTTTTTCTTCAATATTTTTTATACGATTAGAGTATTCAGTATCATTTTGTTGTAAGCGATATTGTTGATTTAAATCACTAGCATATGCCTCAAATATAGTTAATTGAGCTTGTGTGCCTATTTTATTAAACTCATCTGGTGTTATATAACCTCTTTGTTGTTGGTTAAGTATTAATAAAACGGTTTGATATACTGAATTTACGTTTATCATTATATTATTATTTTAATAAAAGGCGGGCGAACCCGCCTTATTATTGTTATAGTCTTTTTTCTATAGACTTAAATACTTCTATTCCTTCATCAGTTTTAAACCAAGCAGCTATTGCTGAATATGGATTTTCATCAAATGGAACGTTTAAAAGCTTTCTATCATTACTAGTCCAATGTACAGATCTGTTATCTGGTGATACTCTAATAATCTGAGCTTCAACAGCGTTGATAGCAAAGTTTCTTAGTTGCACGTTTTCATCAGAGGCTAGTGATAAAAATAACTTAGGGTTTTGTTTAGCTAAAAGTAATAAATCTCTTCTTAGTTCTTTTGAAGACATTTTATTTACTTTAGAACCATACTCTACTCTTACTATTGCTTCAGCCATATCAACATCCATGTTTCTAGCAGCATTTAAAGCTTCAATTTCCCACTCAATAATTTCAATTTGATCATCAGCTATTTGTTGTGGTATATGTTCTTTATATCTTAAAGTTTTCATTGGGTGATATAAAGATAATAGTTTTTGTAATGCAATTTTTTCTTTTGGAACATTTAATGTACCATCTCTAAAAGTTATATGTCCTAAAGTTACTTCACCTTTTTGCTCATCTACAAATGGACTTGACATGTTTGTAGCATATCTAAGTTCTCTTTGTTCTTTACTTGCTGCATCATACCATAATAACGGGTGTCTTCTAGTATGTTTAGCAGGTATTGTAAACGTTAAAGGTTCTTTGTTTTGAGTTAGTATATAAGTTCTATCTTTTACTTCCCAGTCATCTTTTTTAACTGGTTTTATAGGTGTAGGTTTTTGAGTTGCAACAGCAACTTCTTCTACAGCTACGTCTTCTTGTTTTTTCTTTTTTGCCATAATATAATATAATTAAATAGTTTATAAAAGTAATAATTACCCCCGTCAATATAACGAGGGTAAAAATTACATGAGTAATTACACTCCTTTGAATAGTACAAAGTTGTTAGCAGCTTGAGTTACTAAACATCTTTCTGATAGGAAGTTAACTTCCATAGCATCAAGATCACTAGTAAATGCACCACCAACAGAACCTGTTAACCAAGACTTCATTCTTCTATCATCAGTTTGTGAAGCTCTATATCTTACGTGTAAGAAAGGTCTTCTGATGTTAGTTCCTAAAATTTGGTCATAAACAGTTGTAGTACCAGCTGGAATTAAAACTCCTTCAATCGAGTTTGGTCCAACTTGCGCACCTCTTGTAGAAGCATCGTTTAAGTATTTCCAATCTGTTTTGTAAAAGTCATATGAACCTCTTCTGAAACCGCTAAAACCTAAGTTTAACGCCATTTCTTCTGAGTTTTCAAATAAACCAAAAGCAGTACCACCTGCAGATCCAGCTGATATAGCAGCAAGCATATCATCAAAATCAAGAGCAGTTTGTCTGTCTAAGAATAACATGTTTTCTTCAATCGCACCCTGAGTATCTAAGTTTCTAAGAATATCATCGAAATCACTGATACCTGTAGCTGCAGCAAACCCAACTTGTACATTACCTCTATCTTCAATAGCAGCAAATAAACCTTGAGTTCCTTTTAATCCAGTGATAGGAGATACAGCAGCATCAACTAATTCACCTTCTACACACATCATTTCTAAATAATCTTCAAATCTTAATCTAGTTTCAGATTCAGCCTTTAGATACCATAAGTATCCTCCAGTTCCATCTTCAGTAGCAACTTCTACCCAACCAATTTGAGCAGTATCAGAACCATTTACTACGTATTTGTTTCTGATAATTACAGGTAGGTTAGAAAATTGAGTAAACGCTGGGTCAACACTAATGTATCCATCTGGTTGTGTAGCAGCATCGTAGTTAGGAGTAATAGATCCTTTTCTATACTCAGAACCATATACGAATACTTTTACATTACCAACTAGTCCAGCACCTGCTAAGTTAGCAGCCGTGTATGTGGATACAGTAATTGTACCTGCAGCACCAGGAGTACTAGCAGTAACAAGAGCTTTAGCTTCGTTTCCGAAGTCGTCCATTACTACAACAGTAGCATTTACAGAAATAACATTGTTTACTCCTGCAACAGCACCTGGGTTAAGTGTAATGATACCTGTAGCACTAACAAATGTACAGTTATCATATGCAATATGTAATCTATTTTGTTCAGACCAGATTACTTGGTCACTTGTCATTGGAAGCTCCGCCCCAACCATTCTTAAGAATCCAGATAAAGTTCTATTACCATATCTTTCAACTTCAGCTTCGTAGATCTCTGGTAAATACTGTTGAGCAAATGATGTAAAATCAGCTGCAGCAGGATCAGTCCACTGTAAATAGTTAGTTTGTAAGACTTCTTGTACTTGGCTTGGTACAATAGTACCAAACTGGGGATTTAAAGCCATAATTTTAAATTTTAATTATTAAATGTTCGTTTTTTGATTTTTAATTTTGATGAATCTGCTCCACTAATAGCTTTTACCTTAAAACCGCTAACGTAGACATCCCCGCTGGCAACTTGCCTTGGCGCATCCGTAGCTGGGTTTTTAGATTGTTTAACTATGTTTTTAACACCGTCTGCTTTACCTTGCTCATAAAAATGAGAAGCTAGCTTGTCAGCATTCATCGCAGCATATAAAGCTTTATGATAACCCGCAGTATCTCCAATATTTCCATCTTTGTCTAAAAATCGGTTTACAAAGTTTTCTATATTAGATTGTGAATTAGCAGTTGCCTTAGGATCTTTTAACTTATATCTAAATCTTTTATCTCCTACCGTATAATCGAAACCTTCAAAATTAGTATTAAATAAATCGCTAGTTTTTTGTTTAAAATTTTCCTGAGACTGCTTTATATTTTCTTGCTGTTTATTGTAACGATTAAAAAAATCCATCGCTTTTTGTTGCTCTTGCGTAACACCAGGTCTTTGCTTTATTTCAGCATAATATTTAGATTTTTTATTTTCTAAATCTTTTTTAGCGTTAGCAACAGCTTCTTTATAAGCTAATTTTTTTCTTCGTATATCTTTTTGCTCATCTAATTCTTCATCAAAACTATAATCTTCCATTATAAGATTAATGTCTTCTGAGTCTAAATGAGGTTTTGTTTTTCTTAAATACTCTTTCAACAATTGATCGTTGTCTAGCTTAGTATAATCTTTATTAAGCTCTACGTAATCTTCAACCGTACCACCTGTTTCATTCATAAATGTTACCAGCTTTTCTACATTTTCTGGTAATTCAGGCATTTTAATTATCGGAGTATCTTGTTTTTTTACTTCAACTGGTTTAACTTCTTCAGTTATCTCCTCAATTACTTGGAGCGGAGATTCTTCATTAGCATCTGTATCGCTGACCCGTACTTCTTTGTCCACTTCTGTGCCAACTTTGGGTTCGTTGCCCACAGGTACTTCCTCTGTTTTTCGCTCTTGAACGGCATCGTCTTCTTTTTTAGTTAAATCAATTTTAGGAGTTTCTACCTTTTGTTCTATAGGTTTTTTCATCTCCATTTTTACAGGCTCAGTGTTAGTTTTACCTAAATCTTTTGCCTTTCTTTTTGGTTTTATTTTACCTTTTAAAGTAAATTCACCTTCTTGCTTGACCTCTACGGCCGCTTTTTTTTCTGCCATAATATAATATAATTAAATAATTAATACTAAATAGTTGGTTGTTGCCCACCTTGAGCTTCAAAGTTAATTGGTAATAAATCATTTTTTCTTTGATCTATCATTTGACTTTGTTGTGTGCCAGCTATTCTTGTTCTTTTATCTTTACGATCTTCAATTGATTGCTCTTTTGTAGACTCGCGTTGATTTTTTACTTGTTCTAATTGTAATTGATAATTAAACTCTTCAGCCATCAACTGACGTTTAATTTCAGCTTCAGTTTGCATACGTTGTATTTCAAACTGAGACTTAGCTTGTTCAAAGTTTACTTTTTCACTAGTTAAAGCTTGTTGTTTTTGAACCTCTGCTTCTGCCGCTGCTTGAGATGCTTGAGAATTTGCCTGAGCTTGTTGTTGACTCATTTCAGCTTGCATTTGTCTTTCTCTTTGCAACTTACGCTTACGCTTCATTTTTAGCATTTGATTAGCTAATTTTAAATTACGTATTTGTCTTATCTCAATAGCGTCTTCTAAATCTACACCACCACTTGATAAAGCTACTTGTATGTTTTGTTCAAGCTTTGCTTTTTCTTCCTCGTCTGGTTCAAGGTCTAAGAAAATACCAAAATCGTGTAGATTTAATTCTTCTAAACCTTGCAGCGTTTTAGTATTAAAAACCGTAATGCTTTGATTTAAAGCGTTTGCCGTTAACGGATAATCTAACATATCATTAACTTTTTTAGATATGTTTTCACACATTCTTAAAGTTAAATACAAACTAGCATTGTTAATATGCTTTGTTGCTATATTAGAAGCTTGTGCAGCAATTTTTTGTAAACCTACTAATGTATCTTTATCAGCTAAAGCACCATCTCTCGCTTCGTTTAATCCCGTAACATCTCTTATCATTTGTAAATAATAATTGTACGTTGATATTAAACTTTGTATTTTAGCCTGTCCAGATCCTGTTGATAATTCTTGTACAGGAATTTTTCCTCTATTTAATTCACCATCTTGAGTAAGTGATCTTCCTACAACAGAACCAGTTTGAAAATACATATTTAAAGCTTCAGCTGGATTATAGTTCGTGCCATTACCAAGATCAACTTCTGCTAATCCGTCCATATCTAAAAACACACCGTCTGGAACCATTCTTGCAACTACTTGTTGTAGTTTTAAATGAGTTATTTGAATCATGTCTGCAAAACCAGTTATTCTGCTCACTGTAGAATCAATACGTCCTTTATACATACGTGGTGCACATATAGCATAATTCATTTCTACTTTAGTAGTATCTGCCATTGGTCGAGTCATGTTAGGACATAACTCCCATCTTAATAATATATTAGTACCTAAGACTTTTACACCTCTATATAATGTTTCAATAGTTCTACCTACTCTTTCAAAGTTATCATTTTCAGGTGGATTAAAAGTATCTGGTTTTTCAATAGCTTTCATCAAACCTTGATCTGTTTCTTTTATTTTAAAAACTTGATCAGTATATGTTTTGTATTCAAAGTATAATAAAGGAATAGTGTTTTGATCCCATGGACCATTACCATAACCATACATGTATGTTTTATCACCTTGATATTCTTGTATTTTTTCTAAAACAGAATCATCTATATTAGGAAACTGCTTAGCTATTTCTGGTAACGTAACTGCTTTTAATTCACCAACATAATATATATCTTCAAAGTTAGGATCTTCTGTGTAAGAGTATACTAAATAAGCTGGATCTACATAATCTATAGTTATACCATTAGATATATTAAAATCAGTTTTAACAGCTCCAATTCCACACGTAACTAAATCATAATTTATTCTACGTTTTGTTAACTCCCATTTATTATAATCTAACACTTGATTAATAACCTCTTCTTCAGCTATCTCAACACTTTGCTTGTAAGACAACTGCATGTGTAATTCCAGTTCTTCTGGAGTTTGTGGCATCTGATCTTCTGGTACTTGAGTGTTGAATAAATTCTCACCTAATTGAGCGTTAATTTTATTCATAGTGTCTCTAGCAAATATATCTTGAGCTAATAACTCTGCGTAATTAGTTCTTTTTTGTAAAGAAGCTGGATCTTGGGCAAAAGCATTTATATCATATTCTTTATTAGAAATACCATTAGTAAGTATGTCTACAAATTTTGAAATAATAGGCACGGGTTTCCAGTCTAAATTTAAATAAGATAAATCACCGTTAATAGATAATTCGTCTTTATATTTTGAAGTAGGTTGTTCACCTCTCGCGTACAATCTTAATCTATTATAGTTATTCCAAGTAGTCAAGTATCTGTTACCACTTGTTCTACCTTGACTAAACCACTCTTGTTCTATAGCTTGAGCAACTCTCTCACCATATTCCCAACTGGCTTTTTCTGCGTCACTAACTACTTGGCTAGGAAAAATACTATTACCATTCGTGTATATACTTTTCATTTAATCTATAATTTTAGATAACAACCCACTATTATCAAATTTTTTTATTCCTAAATTATAATTTTGTCTTACAATTTTTGGAACAGGTCTATATTTATTTTTATTACAAGCCATTATTGCTAATCCTGAACTAATAGATGCATCATGAGTAGTTCTATTGTTTATATCAAACTTAGCCCAATCTTCCAGTGTTCTTTGAAAATACACATCACCATGAGTATTATCACTGCGAAAACCCACGTATGTTTCTATGTAGCTTTCAATAGCAGCAGCGTGCGCTTGTTTTATATCTTCACTAGAGTTAGGTATTCCACCTATTTCTCTTTCTGTAATTGATAGTTTGTTATATATTTTATCAGGTCTATTCATTGCAAAACCTCTATAACCTCGTCTTTTAAAATGATATAACAATCTAGGTTTATTGTTTTCTGCTAATATTGGCATACCGTAAAATATACAAGCCATTAACACATCTTCAAAAAATATTTCTGCAGTTTGTGGTCTAGCTATGTATTCTAAGAAAAAATGATTAGCCGGAACATCTTCCATGCTAAACTTAGTTAAACCGTGTAAAGATCCTTTAGAACCTCTCCTATCTACTGTTCCAGATATATCATAACTATCACATCCAAATGCTCCTATGTGTTCATTTCCTGGATATTTTTTACCTAACTTATGAATTACATTGTTTTGCATTTTTTGTTTAGGTATCCATGATATAAAAAATCTACCATTATTTTGTGGTACAAAAATTACAGAAGTATCTTTTATTCCTCCTAACCACTGAAAATTACCTTGAGTAACCATCGGTGAGTGTTTTAGATCAGCGTTCCAATCGATTTGCTCATATATCTTTGTAAGATTAAACAATGATGATTTAGCTTCATCTCTGAACGCGTGTTCTTCAGTTCTAGGAAACTGTCTATAAAATTCATTTAAAGCGTCTTGATCATCTTTTAATCCGTCAACTTCGTTTTGCCAGTAATTTATAACTCCTAATGTTATAGGTGTTCCTTGCGGTCCTTTAATAATGTCGGTCGGAGTGTCGAAGACAGGTATTCCATGAGAATCAATGTATCCTTCGTAATTCCACTCCATAGGAATGAACAAAGAATAGAGTCCCGAACGAGTCTGTCCATTTGCATTTCTTTTCGTGACATCTGAGTCATAATATAATTTTTTAAAATTATCACCACCTTTGTCTAATGAGTTACAAGTTGAACCCATCATGCATTTACCAATAATTCTACTACCTAATCTAAGGGTGGTTTTCGTAACACGCCAGTTGTTAAGGATGTTGTTCGGTCTCTCCCATTTACCGCTCTCATCGTGGACGAGGAGTTTGAGTTTCTCCCCATCATAGGAGTTATCACCGGTGTTTTTCCAATCGATGGTCGTGTCAAGACCTTGTAAGTCCGGTGCGGTTTCGTTTGCGGTAAGCTTACGTCTGGTAAGTTTACTTGCGGGGACACGGTAGGCGAGCTCGGTCTTAGGCCTGTCCATACCGTCCTGGATCGGTTTGAAAAAGAAGGGATAGTTAACTGATATGGGTACCACTTTATCGGTAAACATCGTCTTGGCATCAGGCCCAGATTTAGATAAAATTCCATATCTCGAGTCCGAGGATATGGTCGCCAAATTAACCACCTCTCCTGAGGCCATGAAAGAGAAACCAGATCTACGGTTCTTAAGGTAACACATCCCATAGGATCGTGAATCTGCCTTGCAAGCTTCCCAGAAAATGAAGAATAATCTATTTGACTCTCGAAAGTCTGGCTTCCCAACGTCAATTTTACTCCACTGCAAGTACATATAATGAGTGCCAGTAATGTAAGTAGGGTTGTCTTTGTTATAAAACCAAAAACCTTCTTCTCTACGAGCAAATTCTTTATCAATGTAATCATACCATGTTTCCTTAAAATCTAACGGATATTCCTCCCAATCAAATATTGTTTTAATTCTTTTTAATTCTTTTGGCAAAGGTTTGTATTCAAATCTATCAGATTTAAATTTACAAATATCATTAGCTTTTGGTAAGGCTATTTTTAAATTTTGTATTTCTATAACGTCACTTATCTCACCTGTTCTACTTATAATTACAATATCGTGTTCTATATTATAACCATACTCCCATTTCTTATACTTATTATTTTTTTTAAGTATTTTAGGTTTAATGTGATTATCTAATAT